AGAAGTTAAAAAAATATGAGAATAGGATTTTGTGGAACAATGAGTGTAGGAAAAACTACATTAGTAAATGCTTTAAAAGAATTACCTGAATTTAAAGATTATTATTTTAGAACAGAACGTTCTAAACATTTAATGAACTTAGGAATACCACTAAATACAGACAGTACTTTAAAAGGACAATTAGTTTTTGCATCTGAAAGAGCAGCTGAATTAATGCAAGAAAAAATCATTACTGATAGAACAGTTATTGATGTTATGGCATTTTGTGATTTGTCTAAATCAATGGATAGTGCACATAAATTTTATTTAAATGCAACTTTAACTTTTCTTATAAAGGAATATGATGTTTTATTTTATGTTAGTCCTGAAGGGGTTGAAATAGAAGACAACGGAGTTAGAGAAACAAACGCAGAATATAGAGATGCAATTGATAAAAAGATAAAATCACTTATATCAATGCATAGAAATAATGCTATTATAATTAATGGTACTGTAGAAGAACGCATAGAGCAAGTTAAGAACGCTGTAGCTCAATATGTATAACATATGGCACAACCTAACATAAAACAAATTATAAAACAAGAGTACATTAAATGTGCTCAGGATCCTATATACTTCATGAAGAAGTATTGTTGGATTCAACATCCTACAAGAGGACGTGTTCAATTTAATTTATATCCATTTCAAGAAGGTACATTAAAATTACTTCAAAAGAACGACAGAAGTATTATTCTTAAATCTAGACAGTTAGGTATTTCAACTCTATCCGCAGGTATTTCATTATGGATGATGTTGTTTCAAAAAGACAAATCAATACTTGTAGTTGCAACTAAACAAGACACAGCAAAAAACTTAATAACAAAAGTTAAGTTTATGTATGACAATTTACCTTCATGGTTACAAATTGGTTTTGTTGAAAACAATAAATTAGCATTAAAGTTAAAAAATGGTTCTCAAGCAAAAGCGGTTTCAGCAGCAGGTGATGCGGGTAGATCAGAAGCAATTTCTTTATTGATTATTGATGAGGCTGCTTTTATTGAAACAAACAAAATAGATGAAATTTGGGGTTCATCACAACAAACATTATCAACGGGGGGTAAAGCAATTGTTTTATCTACACCAAATGGCACAGGTAACTTTTTCCACAGAATGTGGAATAAAGCAGAAGAAGGAACAAATGGTTTTGTCCCAATTAAATTACACTGGTCAGTCCATCCAGAAAGAAATCAAGAATGGAGAGACAAGCAGGATGATGAGTTAGGTTTAAGAATGGCAGCACAAGAATGTGATTGTGATTTTTCTACTTCTGGTAATGTTGTATTTGAATCAGAAATAATGAAGTTTATTGAAGAAACAAATATATGTGATCCTATAGAAAAAAGGGGTATAGAAGGAAATTTACATATTTGGGAATATCCAGATTATTCAAGAAATTATATGATAACTGCTGATGTTGCTCGTGGTGATAGTAAAGATTATTCTGCTTTCCATATTATAGACATTGAAGAAGCAAAACAAATTGGTGAATTTAAAGCACAAATTGGTACAAAAGAATTTGGACATATGTTAGTTGCAATAGCAACGGAGTATAATAATGCGTTACTTGTAATTGAAAATGCCAACATAGGGTGGAATACAATTCAAGTAGTAATTGATAAAGGTTATCAAAATTTATATTATTCACCTAAGGGAGACGCATCAACAAACGCAGATTCTTTCTTAGCTAAAGGATACGATATAACAGACACAACAAAAATGGTTCCTGGTTTTACAATGTCAATGAAAACAAGACCATTAACAATAGGAAAATTAGACGCTTATTTAAGAGAAAAATCAATATTAATTCAAGGAAAAAGAACACTAGAAGAAATGCGTACTTTTATTTGGAAAAATGGGAGAGCAGAAGCTCAAATGGGGTATAATGATGATTTAGTAATGTCTTTAGCAACAGCATGTTATGTTAGAGACACAGCACTTAAATTTGCACAACAAGGAATTGACATAACAAAGGCAGCATTAAGCAATTGGTCAAAAAGCTCTCCAGGTATTTACACTGGGAGGGTAAGTAAAAAAGATGCGGGTTGGTCTCAAGATATGGGAGAACATGGACACCAAGATTTAACTTGGCTTCTTTAATATGTATTAAAAACAACAAAAATGGCAGACACTAGTTTATTTACCAGATTAAGAAGATTGTTTTCAAATGACGTTATTATTCGTAACGTTGGGGGAAAACAACTTAAAATCATGGATACAGGTAGGATCCAAAAATATGGAAACCTAGCAACAAACTCACTTTACGATAGATTTACACGTTTACATAAACCTGTAGGATCATCACTACAATATAATCCTACACTGAATTATCAGTCAATGAGACTTCAGCTTTATAGTGATTATGAAGCAATGGATCATGACCCAATTATCGCAGCCGCACTTGATATTATGGCTGATGAAACAACTACAAGAAATGAGTATGGGGATGTTTTAAACATTAATTCCTCAGATGAAAATGTTAGAAAAGTACTTGAAAATTTATTTTATGATGTTTTAAATATTGAATTTAATTTATCTACATGGATTAGAAATATGTGTAAGTATGGTGATTTTTATCTTAAGTTAGAAGTATCCGAAAAATTTGGTGTATATAATGTTATACCAATGTCAACATATGAAGTAGTAAGAGAAGAAGGAACCGATCCAGAAAATCCATCTTATACTCGTTTTACACTTGACCCAAATGGTTTAGCTTCAGGCGCAACAAACACAATTAGAAGAGACCAATTTACATTAGAAAATTACGAAGTTGCCCATTTTAGATTACTTACAGATTCAAATTATCTTCCTTATGGTAGATCTTATTTAGAACCATCTAGAAAAGTGTTTAAACAATTA